TTTCATTTGTTGGATTAAAGAATGGTCTTACATTATCAACACGAAGAATAGTGTTTCCAACTCCAACTGGTTGAATTAAATATGAAGTTGGAGTAATTGCTGCTTCGTAAAGCATTCTATCCTTTCCAATTGGTAGTTCATTAATAATTTTATCCTCAGTCTGTCTACACCATACCACAGGTCTTTCAAGAGTTTCATCACTAACATTTCCTGGACCAAAATATGGATTAGTATTTACAAGATCTGTAGAATTAATACTAGTAACCGTTCTTTCTTCCTCTTGAAGTGTTGGAGACTGTCCAAGAGAGGAATCATAACCAATAGTTAACCCATCACCAATTTTAACAGTTTCCAAAATGTCAACATCTACAACATCAACAGATCCACTACCACGATAGAATAAAATCTTTGAGGTATCTCCAATTTTGGGAGGTTCGGTAAATGTAATAATACTTCCACCTGGGAAGATATATCCACCACCAGGAATTTGTAAAATATCGTTGATGAATATTAATAAGGTGTCCTGAACATTAATATTTGATCCTTTAGAAGAAAGAATAGAAATTAAATTATTAGATACTGTTATTGGAAAAGAAACTGTTTCTCCGTCAAATTTATCATCTAAACTATCTAATACTTGAAGTTCTCCAATTGACCATCCGGTAAATTTATCTGCAAAGGTTTTTTGTATGGATATTTTAAATTCTTTAAATGATGATCCTGTTGTTGGTATCCCAGTTGGACCGCCGATAGGAACAGTTAAAATTTGATCCTCAATATAACCATATCCAGTATTGATTATTTCAAAATCTATTACACTTGATCCTTGTCCAACAACAACATTTACTGTTGCTTGTGTTCCTACCCCAGAGGACACGGAACTATAAATTAAAGGTAGATTTGAGTATGATAATGGATCATCAAATATTACATATGGTGGATTTGTGGATGTGTATCCTGAACCTGGGTTAGTAATAGCAATACTTACAATACTACCATTACTTACTGTCGCAGTTCCAATAAATTCAATAGATGGTGTACCAGTAGAAGAAAGTGCAACACCGACTTTAACAATTTGAACACCTGAACGATACCCAGATCCACTATTACCAATGCTAATTGTGGAAATAGTACCAGCAATAGAAACATTTGCAGTTCCACCAGCAGACACTAATGGTTGGTATCCAAATCCTTCTGTAGATCCAACAGAAACTATAACTCCACCGCGAGGAATACTTGCATTATTAACATCGTAAGCAACTGATGTAGCTGCTCCAGTAAAGGTAATTGTAGTAACTCCCACAGATTCTGTTAGATTATAATCATATGTTATTCCAGGACCTTGGAATATATCATTAATCAAAATGACAGCATTTTTATTTGCAATACCATCAACATCAGTTCCGTTAGATTTTAGTGTAAATTTTTTGGTGATACCATTAAACCCTGAGGATATATCATTAAAAATATAATTCTTATGATAAGTTTCATCCAATGAATTTACAATTCCAGATCTAATAAATGACCTTCCTTGGAATGATGATCCCGTTGATATTCCAACCCAATCTCTTTCGTCTGGACGATTTGTGGGAGAACTTAATGGAATGTTTCCAAAAGGAGCTTCTGCAAAATTTAAAACATTATCAACTATATTATAATTACCAGATACTTTAGTAACTAAAGCACCAGTTGAATACCCTGCAATTGATGTTCCTAATCGAGGTCTACGAACTTGAATAGCATTAGTACTTCCAATACCAACACCATCAATTCTCATTATTTCATCACCAATTCTAATTAAATCTCCACCAAAGAATGAAGTAATCTGATTGAAAAAGATTATATCACTTGTTGTAAACGCATTAGTTGCTAATGTTGTAGTAGTTGCAGTAGAAACTATTGGTGATTGGATAAGATTATCAAGTGCAACAATCACCTTTGCATTTTGATTTGTTGATATAAATCTTTGTAATGTTCCAATTCCAACATTAGTAATGTCTAAAGTTTTTGGTACAATATTAAGAGCATCCTCTGCACTTCTTGACAATTTAATATTGTTTATGTCGACTTTAACAACATAGACACTATCAGGTAACTTATCAGTTAATCCAACACCAGTAAAAGTAGTTGCTGCTATTCCAATTGCTTGTGTTGTTCCTGCACCTGCGTTAATATATCTAACTTCCTCTCCTGTTACAAAGAAGTGATTTGGTATAGAAATTGTATTAGAAGTAACATTGACAACAACAGAAGAATCTCCCGCAAAATATCTTTCAAAAATTGGATCATTTTTATGAGTTAAATTAAATGCTCGTTTAATATCAACGTCAGTTCCTTCATAAGTTCCATAATCAGTCTGAATTTCTGAATTGATAAAATCTATAATATCTTTTTCATCATCTTCATATCTTAAAGCATTTAAATAAACTTTAACATCAACATCAATATTTGGTAATGGTGTGAAAGTTAAATCCACCACTGATGAAGTTTTTTGAGCACCAATTGTTCCAAGACCAGAAAGAGTATCAACATTTGCATATTCAGTAATATAAACATCTGTTCCATCATCAATTAGTGCTACTTCAGATATTTGGTGTACATTATTTGTGTTATCTGAAACTTGTATGATGAAATATGCACCATCGTAAATATCGGGATACTCACTGATAATGATCGGTGATGGAGTTGATGTTGAAGCAATAGATGTGGATCTTCCTTCCAATCTAGCGTGTTTCATATCATAAGTGCCAATACCCACCGAGGTTGTACTTCCAAATGCAACCTGAATTGTATTAATAGTTACCGCAATACCAACATTGGGTGTAAAATCAACTTTTAGTTCTGAACCAGACAGGTATGAATAATATGTACCAAGTCCACTGCTTGAATATGAATCAAATGAATGTGTGGTTAATTGTCCATATTCTAAGAATTCGACATTAGTCCCATCATGAATTACTGTTAACTCATCAAATTCATATTGTTGATTATCTGACAAAATTGAAACTAAAATTTTTGTAGACCTATAAGTGTTAGCAATACTAACAATAGTTGTTGGTCCGGAAGAAACTAAAACACTATTTGATTTAATATCAACTATTCCTCCAAAATTAGTACTTCCAATTCCAGATAAATTGTCGTTGATATTATATGAGAGTGTTGTTACATCAAAATCATTAACGCTAAATTTTGTTGGATAGAACAAAAGAACACCTTCAGATCCATCGATTGCAAAATCAAAAGATCCCATATCATAAGTGTTTTCAACCCTTGCATATTGATTTAAATATCCATTTCCGGCATCATCTCTAAGAGTTGTAACAAGTAATAGTTGTCTTTCTCCAACAAATCTTTTATCTCTAATATACGTAATATATTTTTGTGATCTTACATCTGCAAGATTAAATCTGTGAACTTCAGAAAAACGAGTTGGTCTTGGATTACTATTGAATTGTGATCTAATATCATCTATTGACAAAACTCTATTGCCAATAGACTCTGCATAATCAGTTAAAATTCTATTTGAGAATATTATTTCATCTGAAAAAATTTGAGATCCAATCTGAAGTGAATTTTCTCTCACTAAATCAAAATCATAAACACAATTTAAATTTACAACACTAATGATGTCACTTATAACTTCAACCGATGTTAAATCTGATGGTAAGTTAATTGTAAGTGAATTTGAGTCTTCTACGCTTAAGTTTGATTCTAACTGATAGTCTGAGAATTTTACAAATCCAGTTGTGTGATTTAAAGTGCTTACCACATCGTTCCAAGTGTCAAATGAAACTCTAGATTTAATCGAATATGAAAAGTTTTGATAATAAAAACTATCTTGTATTCTTTGTAAATTATCATTCAATACACCAGCATCAGATTTCCACCCATTTATAAATTTTGATGTTGCTGCTAGATTAAAAAATGCATCAAATCTATCAATTGAAGATGTTACTCCTTGGGTTTTTGAAGAAGATCCTTTTATAATTTCTCCTACTTTAAAATTATCTTTGGATAGTATTTTTATAAAATCTAATTTAGAATCCCAGTCTTCCACTGTTCCAGTAAATGACTCTGATGTTACCGTTTCTCCAATTAAATAATCATTTTTTCTTAAAACTATATCAAAAATTGGGAATTGTTTTTGTGCAATAATTCTACCAGAAGAATTATTGGGATTAAACGTGCCTGGAGATTCTGAACCGATAAGAAATTCATTAAGATTGTAAGTTACCGATCCACCAAGTCCACCAAGATTTTCAGTAACTGAAGTGAGAGTAAACAACTGATAGTTATAATTTTCAGAGTTAAATCCTTTACCTGTAGACGTAACCCCCACGCTAATATTTTCAATTAAAACTTTATCATTTACTGCAAATGGAAATGAGTTTGCAGTACTAAATCCTACCGATAAAACTACTGTTACATTTTTTGTTATAGAATCATACTGAATAGATGAAATTCCAACTCCATTTGAATTCTGAATTGGTAAAATTGTTGGAGTTATATTGTTTAGACCAAAAGTGTTTTTTAAAATTTCTATTTTATTGTTACCTAAAGTAAATTTTAAATCAATTTCAGGAACAATGTTGTCAGTCTTTCCGTCCAAAACTATGAGTTTTGGTGCAGAAGTATATCCTCTTCCAAATGAAGATATTCCAATAGATTCAAAAGATGAAAGAGGATCAACTTTTACAACTTGTGGAATTGATACACTTGGTCTTATAGTCAAATCTGAGGGAAAATCGAAACCAATATCATTAATTTTTACTGATTTAATTTTACCAATAGAAGTACTTGAGGGTTCTAATATTTCTCCGGTTCCGATTCCAGATGTAACACTCAAAATTTGTGGAAGGGAATAATAATTTTGTCCTCTATTTAATATTTTTATTTTGGAAATAGAACCATTAGTATTTGAGGAATTGGTTTCGTATTTTATACTAGATATACCTGAAATATATAAATCTTCTTCTGGAACTTTTGCAACATCATAAGTAAATGATGTGCTAGATCCTACTATAATATTGTATATTCCATTATATTGACTGCTAAGAATTTGGATTTCATTATTTGATAAAACTTCACGATCTTCAGTAATTAATTTTTTATTTTCGGGAAGGTTTCCATCATAAATTGGAATTAAATTATAATAAAGATTTTCTGGCGTATTTTCATTAACCGATAAAATAACTTTTGCATCGCTAGTAACTCCAACTGTTCCTATCTTTTGGACTTCGAAAACTTGATCATCAGAATTACTATTATAATTTTTTGTAAGATTAGAATCATTGAAAAATTTTAAATCAAATGCAGGATACAGAGTTGATTGTTGAGTATATGAAAGTGACGAATCTGATAGATCAAAAATAACTGAAGAATTTTTGTATACTTGTATTGGTGGGTTAATATTGGATAATGTTCCGTTAGAAGCACTAGTGATTCCAACAATGTTTGGTTTTACATTAATAGAATCATAATAAGTATTAGTAAGTCTAATATTATTTGTATCAACTACAAAAATAAAATATTCTTTATTATTTTCAAGACCAATCGCAGGGATTGATGCAGTGTGAATTACTTTTTGTCCACTTTCAAATTTGTGATCAATGATAGTAATTGTATTTGTAACTGTATTAATTCCTGCAGAAATAAAGTCTTTTGGATTTACTAATAATTTTCTGTTGTAGTCATTATATTTAAAAGTAAATGTGGTTGATATTGATGGGTTTACATCAATAAAAACTGTATCGTTATTTAAAAGTCCATGAGTTTGTGCAGTGGATACTGTGACTGTATTTTTTGAAATATCTCCAATTAATCCATTATAAGTTGTTTTAAAACTATGGTTTTCTCCTGTACCTACGCTAGTGAAATGTAAGATTCCCGTTCCACTTGTCTGACTTGTAATTCCAACAAAAGTTCCTCCTGTTCCAAGACCAACTTTGAATGTAGAAATACCAATTAAATCATCTGATATTCTTGCAACATATACTATCGACTGATTTGAAAGTGATACTGAAGTGGATATTCCATTTGTAGAAACTCCAATTACAGATCCATTATTTGTAGAGTATATTAATTCATCACCAGTATTTAATTGATGATTTGGTATATAAATGGATCTTGTAGGAATGAAAATCTGAGTGATACCAACTCCTGGATTTGAAAAAATTAAAGTAACACCAATTCCAATTCCAGAGGTTGTACCTAAACCAACTGCATCAATTGGATTAAAATAAATTTCACGATTAATTTGATAATCATACTGAGATCTAAACCCAGCATTTATTATAAGTTTTCTTGAATTTTCATACAGAACATCAGTAACACTATGAGAGGATCCTACTGTCCCATTTATTGCACGAAGAGCTCTAATTCTTGATGACCTTGCATCAACATTTAATACTTTAATCTGTTCTGTACCAATACCTAAAATATCATTTTCACGAATATTAGGATAATTTAAGTTTCCTGCAACAGAAAAATAAGTAACTATTCCAGTTGTTGCAGTGCTACCAATACCAGCAGTAAGAGCAATTGTATTTGTTGTTACTCCAATTCTATAAGATCCCTCAATTAAAGATGAAGTTGTATTTAATCCCGAGACAACAATTAAATCAGAATTTGTAAAATTATGAGGATTTTCTGAAAATACTAAGAAATTTCCCTGAGATGTAATTGGATAAAATTCAACATTTGATATTGATGTAGTTGCAACACTAATGGAATTTACAGATCGTCCAAAAATTCTTTCAACTTCAGCAGAGACATTAGAACCATCAGTACCCTCGTTATCAAATACTAACTTGTCTCCAATTTTATATCCAGAACCACCAGAAGATATATTTATTTTTTCTACAGATCCAGGAGTAGCATATTTAATATCAACAGTTTGATTTAAAAGATTTGGTATATCCAAGTATGCATAAGAAGCACCATTTTCAATTAAATTATATGGATTAGTATTTCTCGAAAAATTTGTTTGATTTAAGTCAAGATCATTTTGATTTGATGCTGCTTTAAAATTAAATTCATTTGGTTTTGAATTAAAATTATCTCCAATCAAATATGGAAATACTGGCGACTTATACCCAGCAAAAGGTCCTGAAGAATCCGCAGCAGAATTACTAATCGTTGCAAAATATACATATGCACCATTTGGATATTCTGGCGTAACACAAAATCTTCCGTTGTTTTTATCCAATACAGTTTCATCAGAGACTTCAAAATGACTATAATCTTGAATAAAAAATCCTGCAGGAAAAGCAGAAACTGAAGGTCTATTTGATTTCAAATCAAGTTTATATCCAGACCTCATTTGAGATATTATACCACCTTGTTTAGTGGAATATCCATATGGACCATAAATTGGATTTCCGTCATATGCCCACCCAATAATCGGTGAGTGATTATTTGATAATACCTCTTTATTGCCAGATTTTATTAAGTCTTTTCTTCCATATAAAATATTTCCTGCTTGATCTGAAGCATAGACAATTTCTCTAAGTTTCCTTGGCGCATACAAATAAGAATATTCTAATTCAAAATTTTGATTAATTCCTTCAGATAAAACTCCATCGTCATCAGAAACAATTGTTGAATTTTTTTGAAAAAGATTAACATTCCAAGATTGTATTTTTGTATTAAATTCTGCCAAAAGTCCTGTAGTAATGACATTTATTGCAGTAGTACTTGGTAAATATCCGATGCCAGATTCAATTACGTTAACTTTAATTAATTGTCCATTTTCAATAATCGGAGTAAGTACTGCACCAAAACCTTCACCATCAATTGTTAAATTTGGGGGAGAGTTATATCCACTTCCAGAAGAATTTACTAAAACTTCTATAATTCTTCCATTTGAAATAATAGGAATAACTTTTGCACCAGAACCACTATTTAAAGTAATTAATGGTTGTCTGTTATAGTTTAAAATTTCAGATGATCCATAATTAGATCCATTACTTTCTAAATGAACTGAAGTAATTTCTCCTCTAAAAATTGGTTGAACAACTGCTTTAAAAGTAGTAGTCCCAATTGAAGAAATACCAACGTTACCAATAATTTCAACAGAAATTTCTGGATAATTAAATGATTGAATCCCAGAACCAATTGAAGTTAAATTGATAAATTGTTTTGTAGAATAATAAAAATTATTTTCTACAGATCCAGTTCCAATTACCGATAAATTAAAACTATTATTATCAACTTTTGTTAGATAGTATTCTGTATTATTGGTTAGTCCTCCAATTATTGATCCATTTGTAGAGTATTTTACAATTTCCCCAGATTCAAATTCATGATTTGAAATATTAATTTGATTTATTGAAGTATTAATACCCGCTACTGAACTTAAAACTGTTTTTTTCTTATTTTGATATCCAGAACCGGAATTTTCTATATTAACTGATCCTAAAATGGATTTTTTATTAAAAGATCTAAACTCATGATCTCCAATTCCATGTGAGGTTAAGTTGACCGTATTAATTCCAGATATTGCATCACCTAAAGTATTGTGCAACTTAACTGTAGTTGATGATTGTACAGAAACAAAATATGAGGAATCTGTAGATAATCCACCAACTCCCCTTTGTCCTTTAGTATCATAAATTATTCTTTCAGTATTTCGGAATTTATGGTAAGTATTAAATCCAACAGTATTACTTATTAAAGATACTTGTTCAGAATTAATTTCAGAATTAAAAATTGATTGATGGTCAACTAATTTCATACCAGCATAAGCTTTAGCACCTATACCATTTCCACCGGTTATTCTAATTGATGGTATTTCTGCATAATCAAATCCAGAATCAACTATTCTTATTTGACTAAGAGAACCTCTTACTGCACAATATGCCGTGGCGCCAGAACCTACGGGGTCGCTAATTGATAAAATAGGAGGATTAATTATATCATAATCAATCCCAGGAGCGGTAACTTCTATTTCATTTAATGATCCATAATATACAATATCTCTAGATTTGTAATTTAATACTTCAACACCATTAATTAAGATTCCAGTAAATCCAGGTTCTGTTGGATATTCTGCTCCATCATTAATAGGAGAAGAAATTTCCCTGAAAAGATTTTGTGATTGTAGTGTTTTTGATTTAAACTTATAATATTCAAGTTTATTTGAATTTATTGTTACTGGACTATCAACAGAAACAAATTTTGAATAGTAAATATCTGATTTACTCTTAGCAAGTTTAATATTACTTGAATCTATTCTTTTAATAAAATATGTACCCTCATCAAACAACTTACTCAGAATTTGTGCAGTTTCAATAATAGTACCATCTTCATCAAATGATTCTGATACTATTTTTTCAGGAGTATAGTAAACTAAATCTCCAGTATAAAATCCATGATCTGTAGTTGAAGTAATTTTAAAAGTGTCTGAATTAAATGTTCCTGAAAAAATTATTTCTCTTGAAGATGCATTTAATGATATATTGTTGTAGTAGGGAAGAGATGTTGATGCAACTATAGTTTTATCTTTATCTTTGTAAATATTTTGAATGTTTGCATTATTAACAGAAATTTTTGGAAACGTTGAAGAGTTTGGTTTTAAAATATTTCTTTTTACTGCATACAAATTGGTAATTAATAATTCACCCTGACCCTTTATGTTAAATGATTTTTCTGAAACAACATCAATTATGGTAGAGTTCTTTTCTATTCCACTACTATCAATTATTTTTAAACTGTCACCTATTCTAAAAATGTGATTTAACTTTGTATTGACTCTATAAGTATTATCTGTACTATCAATCAAAGAAATTGATTCAACATTATATGAAGTTGAAATATTAAAAAACCAATTATTAGAAACTACATCTTCTGAATTAACTCCTAAAGTTTTAATTTGTGAGGTATAATCCTTTTTAAGATAGTATGTATCATCGATTAAATTAAAATCTTTTATAACTGAAGTAATTCTTACTTTAACGGTATTATCAAAATTTTGTGCGTAAGTACTAATACCAATATTTGTAGAATCCTCAATAATTCCTGTGATATTTGAACATCCAAAGAATTGATTTATATTTTTTGACTCATATTTTATAATACCTCTCGTTGTATCATTATATGTAACGTACAGTTCACCACTATTTGGAAATCCTACAGTTGAATCAACATCAAGAGTCTTAAGTTCATTAATAGAATCTGCATTATACTGCCCAATTACCTTAGTTTGTGGATGAACTTTAAATCCTCCATACAATGCACCATCAAATGTAATATCTTTATTATATCCAGAATCAAAACTAAGTCTATAATATTCTTTTGCATCTTTAGAAATTATTTTTTCTACCTTTGTAATTGGCGCATATGCTTTTGAAAAATCTAGATATTCTTCTTGAATTAAAGTGGAATTTATTAAATTTTCTGGATTTCCCTCAATACTTTCTACAACCAAATCAGATGTAACTTGGAATTGTGCGTCTGAAGGTCTAAAGAGATATTCTTTAGGTCTAATAATGCTTGCATCTTCACCATAAAGAACTTTAAATAAAATTTCAAACGATTCATCAGTACCCTTACTTCTATAGAAATCCTTTGACTGCTTAATGAATAAAGAATTATTTAAATCCTTAGTTAAAGTTCTATTTTCAAATCCAGGAGTTAATTGATACTTAATTTTGAGTAAAAATTCTTTTAGGAATAAAGAACTCAAATTAGTAATAGTAGATTCAGCAGAATGATCTGCAGATTCTGATTTAGAAAATACTAATTGGTCTGGTTGATTTTGGGACTTATAAGAACTTATCCCACTAAATCCTCTTATACACCCAGTAAAAGAATTAAAAGTTTTTCCAGTATAAGTAATTACTTCGTCATTAATTTTTAACAATCCATATTTTTCAGGAAACCCATTTGTTCCTGTTGGCGTTGAAGATACATCTACAAATATAATATTATCAAACGAAGAAATATTTTCAAGTAAAATAGCAGACTCTGCTTGACTAGTTACTTCATCAACTTTGATATATTTATCAATATTTTGAATTAAATCAATAGGAGATCCTTGAAACTCTTGAGAACGATAGTATTGGGATAAAAATTCTGATACTAACGGAAACTCCTCCCTTACATAAGATGGAAGTTGATTGTTAACGATGTTGCTGAACTGAATTCTTTTCTCTAACATTTTTTTATGATCTTACTAAGTTCCCGTTTGCGTAGCTTGAAGTTACAATATAGTTTGATGCTGAAGGATCTAGACCCGAAGATATTTCATCCGTCACCATTTCAAATAAACTATTACTAATATCTAGTTGTAAATATAAATCTTGTAATCCAATAACATCATTGGATTTTGGAATAACTGAAATTTGAATAATTGATTGTTCATCTTTTATTTTTCCAGTAGAAAATATATTGATTGGATTTAATGTAATAATTCCAGTTTTGTATATAATATTTCCAACATTTCTTTTAACAATTGTTGGTGTTAAAGAATTTGTTGCAGGAAGAACAAATAAAAATAAAGATCCAGTTTCTCTGTTGGTATTTGGAACATCTGATAAGTATACTTCCTGTTGTACATCAGAAACTCTAAAAGGTGTGGTTTTAATATTAAACCCATTCATACTTTTAATATGAAATTCATTTCCAAATCCTATCTGATACTCTGCAAAAGTATTTAACACAACTCTTAAATCTCTTCTCATTTGAATAGTTGTTATATTAGATGTAACCGACTCATGACTATCATCAATAACTTTTAAAAATTTACTATATTTAAATCTTGCTCCATACTTATTCAGTTCCGTTGATTCTGCATATTTTGTAGTATTGTTTTGTATAATACTTGATACAAAGTCTGAACTTGGTGCAAGATTTGTATTATAATAAATTTTTGAGATTATTTCAATATAAAGATATTTTAAATCTAAAATCTCAGGAACAATCCCTGCAACAGCATACTTTTTAAGTTTAAGTTTAATATTTTCTTTAATTAAATTTGGTAAAAAGTCTCCTGATCTTGGTTTAATACTTATAAAGACCTTTCCATACTGTGGCGGAATTAATTCTTCACCACCAAATACAGAAATAGATTCGGTTTCTGGGTAAATTTTTGCAGGAATTAAAGTTTCATAATCATTTGCAGTAAGAGCTCTATTTTGTGATGCATAAATTCTTGGCGCATATTTCTTAATTGACTCAACCGATTCAATATTTTCTCCACCAGATGCAATTAATCCTGTGGTTAATAGAGAAATGCCAGAAGTAATTATATATTCTATAGAATTTCTATTATACGTAATTCTTCCGGCAAATGTAAATTGACTTATACCATTTGCACTATCACCATTTGAAGTAATATATCCAATTTCTATAAAGTTTCCTTCCTCAAGTTTTTTGCCAAAGATTCCATCTCCAAAAATAAGTTCATATCTTTCATCTTCAATCTCCTGTAAGAAGAAAATTTTAGATTCCTTATCAATATCAAAAAGACTATCTTGTCGACTATATTTTACTGAGCGTGTAGACTGTTCATTATTTCTTACAATTACTGAAATTAAATCAGTATCAATACCACTATTCGGTAAAATAAATCTTTGATTTGGATTATTAGAACTAAAAGTAAAATTGCTTGTTAAACGAGTTCCTTGATAAACTTCAAGATCTTCAAATGTTGCTATACCATTGAAGACTGGAACTGTAATATCTTCTAAAATACAGAACACAAAGGACTGATTACCAAAACTACCTGAGGTGCTTGCTACAGGTCCTTTACGGAGGGTTAGAGAGGATGGTGTGGGAGTTATATTCGAAGCATCTATAAAGAAACTTATTGTTGCTCTTGCTGCTTTTCTTGATCTAGGAATGTAACCAATATGTCTAGCAAGTGCTACTACATTTTCTCTCAGAGTGGCACTATCGATAAAGACTTCATTTGCCACCATATTGGCATTATATGAAGTAATATATGTGTTATATGCTAATACATCAATAATAGTTGACAGATTTGATCCTTCAAAATCATAATCTGTAAAGTTTGAATTAGATCTTAAATAATCTTTAAGAGTAATTTTTATCTGATCGAAATCAAGATTTGAAAAGTTTACTAGGGGCATTTATCTGGTTGGTTGTAAAACAAACTCTAACTGTTGTGCTGGAATATCAACACCAACTACTCTGTAGATAATAATTACATCAAATGCTCCATTATCAAAATCAGGAATTGTTTGAACATCTATTAAACTAACTCTTGGTTCAAAATTATTAATCGAATTTCTGATTTCATCATTAATAATTGATGCTGATATTTCATCAATATTTTCAAATAATGATCTACTCACTCTAGATCCAAAATTAGGATTGAAGAATTTTTCACCAGGAAGAGTAAATACAATGTTTCTTATCGAACGTGCAATTGCAGTTTCATTTTTAAGAGCAATTAGATCACTATTCAGAGGATTATTCTGAAAAGTCATACTAATGTCTCTAAAACCTTGACTTACCCTTTCTAAAGGCATTGATTATTACAATTCTATCTTATTTATCACCGATTTTTTGATTCATAAAGTGGTTCAGTACCATATTCCCAGTCATCATAGTCTTCATCATTGCGAATTTTCTCATGAATTTCATTTTGGACAACAAAATCGTGTTTTTTGGGTGTTATATCATCATTTGCAATCTCTCTAAGCATTTTTTTCTGGTTGATTTCCATTGTTTTGCTCCTGATTAGTTGAATCAGAACTTTTTGCGGGGTTGCTATCCCGAATTTCTATAATTTCATACATAAAATCGTCAGAAGTCTCAATTTTGCGACGATTTTCAACGGTATATTCATTTAAATCAATTTCGTACTCTGGATTTTTGGTAATTCTATTTTTTATCCATGCATCATCGTACCATAAAATTTTATTATTTGGATATGCGTAGAAATTTCCATTATCCATTTTAAAAAAGTGAGCACATTTATGTTCTGGTGTCTCACTGAAGTTAGTATTCAGAGTTGATTTTGACTCCCAAGACCAATCAAGAGTAAAAAGATATACTCCTTCATTCTTTTCACCTTTATAATTAATTAATTCTGCTCTTAGACCTGATAATCTTGATCGAATCTGAACATCGATGTATGGTGAAAAGCAGTCCCACCACATACACTCTTCTAATTTTGGTATTGGCGCATCAGGTTTCCAACAAAGTGCATGAATAGGTCTTCGTGTCCAGTTAACCCCATTCTCTAGAAACGTCTCAAAGAGTGGTACGTGCTTCTCTAAGGATGCTACTGAATGCACATCACATAAAGTTACCTCACCATGACCTTTCTTATGATTATAGAGAAACTCATTGCGAATATAACATGTAAACGTAGGTAAATTATGATTTAAATATGACATTAACCTTTTAATAATAAAAAAACCAGAGATTTCTCCCTGGTTTATCTATATTACTTAACCTTTTCCTTGTCCTCTATATTTCTTTTGTTTTCCATTGCGAGAAGTTGCTGAAAGCAATGTACGAGCACTTCTTCCTTGACGAGTTTTCTTAGGTGTTCCTGATTCAAACACCGTCTTATTCATACCACCTTTAGATGCCATTAAAGATCCTCCATTTCTAGTTCATTAGGATTAATATTTTCTCCGGAGAAATAACGCTCAGAGAATTCTTGAAGAATATCAGCACATTCTTCTGTGCTGATATTTGTATAAATCTTACGCCCTTTATATAAAAGATTGTAAAGTTTACTCATTAGATTATGCGAGTCTTTTCATGTCCCACGCGAATCCGAGGGTCACACCAAATCTCAAAACCTTTCTCAATCGCATCAAGACAGAATGAAACATCCTCTCCACACATATCTTGAACCGCACCAGATTCAAATACTTGCATCTTAGGAGCAAACCAAGGATATTCAAGATTCTCAAAAACTCCTTTCTTAATCAACACCCAACCAAATCCAGTGTAATCAACTGTAAAAGGTTTACGACGCTTGCTGATAGACTCTACAGTTTCATGATTCATCACTCCACCATTCTTGCGGAAATCATCTTCTTCTAACCAGTGTGCGACAGAGGTTGTGTGTCCATCTTCTGTTGCATACCAACCACCAACGATTTCCTTTTCTTCTCCTTCTGCATTCAGAGACATATCACAGAGTTGCCAGAACTTGTTAGAGTCAAAGACAATATCCGAGTCAATCCAAAGTTGATAATCATACTGAAGTTTTCCGTCCCATGGAATTTGTTTAGGTCCACGAAGAACATTTGCTCCGAGACACTTACATCTTGCAAAGTTTACCATTGATGAGTAATCTTGTGAGATTTGAATACTCATTCCATTTTGAACTAAATCAAAACAAAGTTGTACAAATGCTTTGAGAAAGATAAAAGAACATCCTCTGCCGGGGAGACAGAAAACAATGCTTTTTCCTTTCATTCTTTCCTTAATTGCTACATAGTCCCAATCTTCAGTCTTGGGAGTAGGTGCTGCTGCTTTAACTGTGAAACCACGAGCCACGAATTAATCCTCCAATAAATGCTTATAAGTTTTGTTGTTTATGATATAAGAGATTGTAGAACGATGAACATTATACATTTCTCCAAGTTTTAAAGTTGTATATTTTTTTGAGATATACAACTTTCTAATTTCTCTTACTTGGTTATCAGTAAGTTTTGATCCTCCATTATTTTCTCCTTTTTGATTTCCAGTATAACATCTACCTTTTTGAACTTTATCTTTCATATTATCAAGATTTGTTCCGGAAAATAAATGTAAAGGATTTACACATTTTCTATTATCGCACTTATGAAGGCAATGAAGATTTTCTAATGGTTCGGCGTAGTATACTTCATACATTAATCTATGAGATTTTACAGTTTTTCCTTTATATGAAAAATTTCCATACCCATAGGCATCAATTGTTCCTTTCCATTCCCAACAACAATTTTCGTTAAGAATATCTGGCAGTTTATTATAAAATTTTTCTAATAGAGACATAGGTTATTTTTAAACCTCAGATCAATTTTATCAGGTATATATGGTTTTGTCAATAAGAAGAGTTTAGTGATATGAGTTTATTTACAGATAACTCTTCATATGACAAGTCTTCTATTTTATAATCAGTTTTCATTAAACCAACCATATTGTTTAATGTTTTCCACGTAACTCCAAATTCTTCTTCTTTGATAGAATGAAATAAACATCTATCCTTTGCATATATGTGGTATATTTTTTCCATGCGGGGTGAAAAATATTTTGAGAAATTTTTTGTAGCAAATCTTAATTTACTACCGCATTATATATCAATACTATTAAAAATCCAATAGGCATCCACACAATTTTTGGATATCTTATTACCCACCCTGCAAGTACAACTCTATAGAAATTCCAATAAGGTTTCCTACGATTATATCTGCGGGGGTTTCGAGGACTTATCATACTTCCGGAAAAATTTTATGAGATTGATATTTAGAGGTCGATTTGTCACCTCTGTAGGTTAGGGTAGTGGTCGATTTTTAATAACGCCCCCCGCACCGCAACGCCCCCAAGGGCAAAACACTGCTCTCAGGGGTATACTGCCAAAGTCTAACATAAGTGCCCTCCGGAGTCAACCAGAGGGCACACAGAGAGTTATATTCAGACCTCGAAGACCTCCGCGCAACTGTTAATACCTTCCTGCTCAATATCAGAAACAAGTGTATTCAGGATAGTCAAGATTTCATCACCGTTGTTACCTTGTGCAAGGAGACTAAGTGCAACTGAGAGAGTCATAATAAGAAAGAAAAGAGTAAGAAACTGTGTGTGTACTGAGTGTCTTTATGGGGCGCATCTCATTCCCTTGTGTGATGCTTACTCTGCACCTTCGAAGATGTACTTATCCATCAAACTTTCGATTGGACTAGATGAGCAAAGGTTGACGAATTGAGTAACAGCAAGAGTAATATCCTGCTGATTAACTTCCATATCAATGTCGTCGCATTCATAACTCACAAAGTCCTGATAATACTTCGAGCGCATACCAATCCGCACAAGATCACGGAGCATACTCATCTCTTCATCGTTGAGTTTGATGGTATACTTAGTGGAGGTTTTCATGATGAAAGGTGTTAGTTAGTGAAGAACGAGTGAGTGTAACTTAATAAGACTTTGTTACGTTGTTGATGTAATTCAGTCCCCAGGAGTAAGCATCATCAGGGTGCTTTAATGTCTGCTGTACAGAATACTTGTGACCTTCATCAGTTGCTCTCTGATAGACCCACACATTCCACCTTCCAGACTTACTTTGTTCTACGAAGAATGGACGGGTTTCAGTGTTAGGGAAGATCATAAGATTTGAGGTTGGTTGGTCTCTACACTATAGAAACACTTTGGACGATCCTAACTTTAATACGTAAGAGATTGTAACTTACGTGTAACTTAATAAATCAAACTTGTGTTACAAAGTTAGTACCACTGGAACGGTTAGTTCTACAACGATTCCCCTTAGTTTGTGATAGAATTAGATCTGACTTACGGGGTTTTGCTGATGCTAACCGTGTGACCTTTATCTTACCCTGGACTTCAGCAATTGCGAGATCCAGTGTAGACAACGAAGCAAACTCAGAGACTGTCATGATCACAAATAAGTGGGGTTGATTGGTCCCTACACTATAGAGACACTTTGGACGATCCTAACTTTAATACCTTAGAAATCGAACACGTCAGAGTTAATCTGAACCACGTTAACTTTGGGGTCGGCAAACTTAACTCCGTCCTTTGTTTCATTCACTCCATACTCATTGTAGAGACAATCTACAAAGGTTTCATAATCACCACACCCCATAGCAAGGTGATACAGACCCTCCTCATTGTTGATCCAGAGAGCTACATTCCAGGTCTCATAGTTCTCCCAACCGTTATAGGAGATATCAAGAGCATTGCGTTGGTAGGAAGTAGTCATTTAGAAGAAAGTTGGTTTTGATTGGTCTCTACACTATAGAGACACTTTGGACGATCCTAACTTTAATACGTAAGAGATTGTAGATTATGAGTATAAATCCAGACAGCAAAAAATCTCCAAAAAGTACACTGCTTTTTTGGATACTTAAGTTCTTGGATATACCTTAACCTGATAACCTATTTCACATCGATGCGGCAAATTGGGAACACTAGCATTAAACCCTGTACGCCTGTATAATATAAACGAATCAACTCATAAGATAGTAACAATTATTGACGGAATGTAGCAGGGAATTCTAATGATCCAAAGCGAAAGACTTATCTCACCAGGTTAACTGTCTGTTGTGCTTTCTAGGTATAGAATTGTGCTGAATGTTCTGTCGTTTAATGTTAGTCTCTTATGAGGTTATTTATACACTTAAGAACGCAATTACCATCTATCAGGTACACTGAGTGACTCAACATAGGCTGACACCTTCTCTGCGGGTTCGAGGTCAAAGATCTTCTCCCAGTCCAAATTGTGCGGGTCAAAGTCACTGAGGACCTCTAATTCAATAGTCACACGATACTTTTGCTTCTGTGCTTGATGATATGCAACGGACATAAGAGTGCTCCTGATGTGTTATAAGGGTACTATAAGATACCTGAGAGTGAATGTCAAGCACCTTGGGGGTATTTATGTGCCTCTGTGGACTTTTGTGAGGGATCTGTGGGGATTTTGTGACCTTGGGGGGTTGACAATTTGCGTTCCTTAGTGTATGCTTGCTAAGATAACAAGACTCTGAGGGGTTTATAAGGTACAGAGACAATAACCTCCCCACATTATAGTCACACAGAGACAATAATACTCCATAGATTATAGGTTTTCCACAGATTAACATAGGTTTTCCACAGGTTTTCCACAGAGAGATAATAAAGTACTTTATATTCTTTAATACATTTTTAATTGATTTTAATGTATTTTTAACCTTATTTTGATTAAAAAGCATAAAAAAGCAGAAGGAACCACCCCTCTGCTTATAATCACCTATACCAACCTTAAGTCAATTATCTATACTCTACGATGTAACTTTGTTGTATAGCAGAGGCCAACATCTTCCTCTTCTTGATTATTATACCATATAAGACTTTGATCCACAAGAGAGATAAAACCTTACCATACTTTCTGCTTCTTGAAGTGTATTAAAGAATTGTGATCTCCATTCCTGATTGTTATAAGGAGTTTGGAATCGGACTTCGTAACGTATCATTTTGTTTGATTAGTGAGTAAGTTCAGTAACAATCTTTTCACGAAGAGGTCCTATATCAAAACCCCACACTTCTTTCACCTCATCATAATCATCATGAAAATCAATCAGTGTAAGTAAGTTTTGAAGATCAGTTTCGTTAAGTGTCATTTTGTGTTTAGTATTGTGGTGAGATGAGTGATGCAGTAGACCTTAATACTTCAGCAGTTGTATACCTTACTGATGGGAAGACTATAAAACTAATGACAAAGATAAGTGCAATAAGTTTCATCTTTGAGGGTGATTTGAGTGTTAGTTTTTTAGTTCTCATTCTCAGTTAAGACGCATACCTGAGAAGAAAGGAATAGCACCTCCAACTTGATTCACAAACCAGTTAAAGTTCTTTTGAAATACACTTTCACCAGGAAGTCCGTGCTCTTTCAGAATAGCATTTAGACGGGACTTAGTGGTTGCTGATTGATAACCACCATCAAACAGTTGAATAAAGTTTTCTCCAATAGTTGCGATTTGATTACCATGAAGAAACACACGGGAGATGTTACCTTCTGTAAGAACTTGAGTATTAGCATTGCTCCAATTCTTTTGATTGGAGATTGCATCATTCATTTGGATTTCGATTTTTCTCATTTTGGTTTGGTTTGGATTGGTGCTTACACTATAGAGACACTTTGGACGATCCTAACTTTAATATCACCAATATTGTCGGTCATACTTTACATCTTCCCATCCATCACGTTGATATGCTTTGCGCTCATAATCTTCTGCTGTTAGATTATCATCATGTTCGTGATCCTCATAATAAGCATCAGACTTTGAGTAAGAGTTGCCTTTGTAGAAAGAAGTTGTGATCATTTTGTTTAAGAGACTTTTACGAAACGAGTATCAATCCAAACACCTTTATCAGTGCCGATTGTGAATGAATGATCCCATACAAAATGAGTTGCTTGTTGTCGTGAGAGAGGAAAGTTTGTAGTGAGAAAATCTACTGCTTCAAAGAGATTAGTGAACCTTTGTGTAGTCATTTGCTGTTTACTCAGTTTAGGATAGAGAATGAACCGCAGAAGTTACGAACCCAGTTAAGAGTGTCATAGTGACTGCGTGGGTTAGACATTACCATACTCACATTCTTTTCGGGATTGTAAGCAATAGCAACGTATTTGTGATCACATTCTTGATACTCAGGAGTGATTTGTTGAATCCACATTTGATTCACTTTACCTTCTTTCCAGTTGGTAGAGTAGGAGAAGACTTGATCCATTTGGGTGTTGCTCATACTATAGGGACACTTTGGACGATCCTAACTTTAATCACTTGAAACTTACATTCCATTGATAAAGTCAGCAACTGCATCATCATACTCTTCTTTAGTCTCAAATATGCGTCCATGAATGATACGGGGATAGGTTACGTTTGTTTCACCTACCGCAGCAACATTGCGGCAGTCTTGTTCATTGTATCCCATCTCGATTAGGGTATTCACATAAGGGTTGTAATGAGTCATTTTTGTATTAGGATTAGGATTAGAGTTGGTTTGTTTGGTGTGCTTTAGTTTATAGGTTCAGGTGGCACAGTGATCGTAGGAGTGGTTTTCGATATAATGCCACGCTACAGCAGTTGCATCCTCCCGTGAGTGATACTTGCCGTGGGTTGTTAACATTTTGTAGTGGTGACGGATGACACCATCAGGGTGAGTTTCACTGCTAGTTTTATATACCCAAACGTTATAACCCTTGGTGCCTTTGTTAACTTTGAAGGGAGCGTGGTTGTTGCCTTTGATGATCATCTTGGTTTGTTTGGTGTAATTAGGAGAAGAAAGTGTGCGTATCAGACCTTCATTTTTGCAAGATCTTTCATACAGGAAGGCATCATCTCCTGAACGTACTCATAGAAGTAAGAGTTGTTCATTGATGCAAGTTGTTGACGTTCTGCTTCCTCACTTCCATCAACAAACTCCGACTCGGTATCAATCAGGCAGTCAATATACCAGTCGATGAGTATTTGTCGTTGTGCTTTGGTGAGAAAAGTAGTCATTTAGAGTTGGTTTGATTGGTCTCTACACTATAAGGACACTTTGGACGATCCTAACTTTAATTACTTGAAACTTACATTCACTCCGATTACTTTTGCAGTAGGATTTCGATTTTGTGCAGTATAACGTGCATCTTGTGGGTTGTTTGCTTGTACTTCTTCTTTGAAGACTTTACCACCAACGTATAAATCAACAATATACTTCATTTTAGTTACCTTCTGCAATTTGATTGAGAATGTTACGGGCAAAAGTCATAAAGGTATAAGGAGTTACACCATTGTGCTCATAGAAGTCTAACATATCAGTTTGATTGTAAGTGTTCACAATCAACAGACAAGCACCATATAGTGCTGCTTGATGTTCCCCTTTAGAAGTGAATGAAATTGCATTGTGAGTTGGAAGTACCATAATCAGTAGTTAGAAACAGTGGTGTAGATTGTACCAGTGTGGTTATAGTGAATGTTCACGTCACACTGATAATCTTCGGACAATGAATAGGCAAGGTCGATTGCACTATCAAGGTCGGTAGTAGTGTTCTCCCAAGGTGCTTGTCCGCAACGGACATCATATCTGGTCATTTGGTTTGATTGGTCTCTACACTATAAGGACACTTTGGACGATCCTAACTTTATTAACAAGAAAATGTGAGCCCACCTATACTTGCACCAAGTGCAGTTGCCCATCCACGATTATTGCGATTATTGCGAGTGCTAGTCATAGATCTACCAATCGCACCACCAAGTACTGCTCCTAATATAGTTCGAGATGGATTACAGTTAGGGTTAGTGCGACGACCATAATAACCTCCACCATTGTTATAGTAAGGTTGTGGATTTACCACTACATTATTGTTACAAGGAACACGATTGCGAGTATTATTTACATAACCACCCACATAGTTTCCATAAGCATCATAATACCCAGGAACGTATTGCTCTATGTTAGTATAACAATAACTTTCACCATAAACATTCACTTGCTGTGCTTGAGTTGGTGCAACAAATACAAATGGAAGTAGGAGTGAAAGAGTGAGTAGATGTTTCATTTACCATTTACCTGTTTGGATAAGGATTTGTCGGATTTCGGTGTAGATGAAATGACGGAGTTTTTCATCTGTGCTATTATCAAACGCATAATAGAGGCGATTGAGATATTCGTCTTGTGTTGCACATTTGACTACTTTTGCGTTCGTTACACCAATATCATTTAGTGGTGAACCTGCTTTAGATTTTGGAACACCAAAGTTTCCAGTGACGTTACCTTTAGTTCTAAACTTGGTTTTGATTTTGGAGAGGTTAGAGTAAGTCATCGTGCAATAATGTCCAGAGTTTCCATCAACATCATAGCAAGTTCTGTGCGATTGTATTCATCAACCACAGGAATGTTAATCTCTACAAAATCACTCACAAGTTCCATCAAAAGTTCAGTTATTCGCTCATCAGCATAGACATAAGTTGCAAGATCACTCTTGAAACCATCACGCAGAAGTTGGAGAGATTTAGTAACAGAGAGTTCTTTAATTGGATCGTGGAGAGTGTAAGTCATTTTGTTTCAAGTTCCTCCAAAAGTTTAGTGTAGGCATCAATTGCTGCTTGATTGCAGTTAAGTTGTTTCATACTGTAGATGTAATCTTCAACTGCTTCAATGAGCATTTGTTGTTTCATTTCTTCCCAGTTCATTATACTCATTTTGCGTACAAATATCCACCCGACCAATCTGCATTTTTCAGCAGATACTCACGATCAGCAATCAATCGCAGGTCATAACGAACACCTTTAGCAGGCGATTTCCACGATGCAGACTTATACACTTCACCAGTATTCTTGTCCACAAAAGCATGAACAGACCTAGAACTTCCAGCATCAACCATAACAACTTTGTGGTACTTTTTACCACTCTCAATCACATAATCAATCGGCAGAATACCATTCTTGAGTTCATCAATCCTCTGCTGATGATGCTCTACACTTTCACCACGATCAACAGAACGTTGATGACCACGAATAGAATACTCACGAAAGTTATCTTTGAGTGCTTCAATCAGCAGATGAGTATTCTTGAGAACGATATCTGCAATGGTTTGTTGTGCTTGGAGTTGCATAGTGGTTGTGCTCATACTATAGGGACACTTTGGACGATCCTAACTTTAATATCAGGATCTTTGCAGGTTGAAATTTGCTTTGCTGAAAACTTCACGATTCACCAACTTCATAATGATGCTACTATTCTTGAGGACAAAACCCTCACCTACGATTTGCTCACCATTAAGATATGATTTTGGTGCATCACTGACGATCATTGCATCAATTAGGTGCTCTTTAATTTCTGTGAGAGTTAGATACAAATGTGCAAGGTTCATACAACCAAAAATGTCTCCAAGTGCCCACCAAGTCAACTCCTTTCCCTCACGAATAAGAGCATTGATTTTTATTTTTGCTGATGCTGCTTCCTTATCAGTCAGGAACTTTACATCATCAACATTCACATCAAGGGAATTTACAGGCATCATGTCTACAACCGGTTGCACGAACTTGACGTGCTCAGTATCATTAAAGAATGGTGCAGAACCAGATACAAACGCATCACGAAGTTCACCATCAGTGCTCCACTTTGTGTGTGGTGCGATGATGATACTTTGAGTTACAACTTCAGGGAACTGATAGGTAATCGTGTTAGGGGTATAGACATTAAGTCCACCAAACCCAATGAAATCACCCTGATAGATGTTCTCTGTGCGAGGCAGATTATCCAAGCAGCAGTGTAGGATTTGTGCTACATTCCCAATGTGGTTTGCATCAATGTCCTCGTGAGATTCATTGATCTTCAGTTTAACTTTATTGAAGACACTTTTGGTGCCCACGAAGAAGTTACCACTCACAGGATTGGTTCCCCACACAATAGCAGGAGAACCATCAATTTTCAATGAAACTTCATAGTCACCATCAAAGAAATCTAGTACTGATAGATCACCTGTTAGGATTAGATCCTCAAAATGTTCTTGGTGCTTGTTTTGAATGCTCATACTATAGGGACACTTTGGACGATCCTAACTTTAATTCAAAGGAAGTTGCCCTTGAGTTAGACTCTTCTTGTGGTCGGCAATATACTTCTTTGCAGAACTTTCAGTCCTACAAAGTTTCTCAAGTTGCTGTCCGTTGTGTAGGATGATGTACCCAGAGTTTCCATAAGGAATTGCTGCATACTCTCCATCTTTACCCACAATAAATCCATCTTTCATTTTATTCAAGTGTCGCAATAAAAGTTTTCTAAAGAAGAGGTAATCGCATTAATTCTATCTTGAATAATTTTATAGTATTCGGGAGAATATTCAACTCCTACTGAATTAAATCCAAGTTCTTTAGCAGCAATTAAAGTAGTTCCACTTCCAGCAAAGGGATCATAGACAATTCCATTTTGAGGAGTTACAAGTTTAATCAAGTATTTCATCAAATCTAAATTTTTGACTGTGGGATGATTATTTTCTATTGTTCGGTTATGTGTTCTTTCCTTTACTGAACTTTTAGTCGAATAAAAGAATCTACTTGCCGTTCCAGAATCACAATATGTAGTTTCACCAATATATCCACCTCCACCAAAAACACCACCCCCATATTGTCTACCTTGATAATCTTCTACTCCATAATTTCTTGACCAACCATTACCTCTTTCTCCAAATTTACAAAACTCATTCTCAACCTCATCACTACCATCGTGCAAAACATTTCCAGGAAATCTACCAGAATCCAATCTAGTGTCTTCAATATTAATTGCACCCACACCATACTTTTCACAATTTTTAACTATAGTTTTTTCTTCAATAGGTTTCTGTGCCAATAAAATGGGTTCATAACAGGGTTTTAAACCTGTTCCCCATCCTTCCCAATTTGCATTTTTCTTTCCAATATTTTGACTTTTGGGCATACCTTGACCATATAACCACATCAATACATCTCTAATTTTAAGTCCAGAATCTTCTACCGCACAGGTCAAACGATGAAATGTTTTAGGGGCACCAAAAATTACCAAATATCCACCAGGTTTTAGACACTTTGATATTGATTCCCAGGTAGGTTTTTGAAATGATATGCAATCTTGATAGGAGTCCCACCCATTCCCAAGATATTCAATTCCGTATGGAGGATCGGTTACGATTGAATCAAATTGATCTTCATATTGATTTGAAAATTTTACACAATCATCATTATAAATTTTAGCAGTAATCATTAAATATCTCCTGTCTTTTTTGATGTTGATTTTCTTTAAGTTTTTGGTGAGTAGTGAAAGCATTATTTTCAATTTCTTTTAATTGTAGCATAATATTCTTTTTTGTGTTGTCAACATATTTATTTGAATCATATTCACTAAAAAATTGTTTTTCTTTGAGCATAACTTGACCAGTTCCATAGTTATAATTCACATAATTTAAATAATCATAAAGATTAAACAAATATAATTTTGTATTGAGACTTTGTTTTGTTTTACCAGAAACGTCGATAATAAAAATATAATAAGAGTCTATTTCTCCACTATGATATTTTTCCAAAAGACGAGTAAAAGAAACCATATTAGGTTGTCCCCCTCCCTTCTCATATCCAAGTTTAATGTTAATGAAATCATTAGTTGGAATCCAAATTAAATCTTCCATTTTTCTTGTTTGTTTTCCTTTTCCCTTTGTTTTTATTGGAGGTGAAAACTTATCAGGATATTTTGAAACAAGTTTATTCACCAATTTTTCTTCTATGTTTTCACCATAAGTATGTCCAGGTTCTTTGATAGTCGGATCAAATCCACATTCAATCAAGCATTCTTGAATATATTTTTTAACAACAGATTTAATAAATTTTTGATCTTGAATGGAAATCACTTGTTATACTTTCTCAAAAATCAGTGATCTGGTGGTTGTGGATGGGTGATAGGTCGTTTGCAGTGAAATCTTCAAAAAATCACGTTTTTGCTTGAGTGGTGGACTTGAGTCTACTGTGAGACTCACCGTCTCACAACAGAATCCAGCAACTCTCCCCTCTCAAATACTGCATCAACAACACCCTGAAGTGCCCGTTCGGTTGCTATACCCACCTTGGAATATACTGGGACCACACATAGACCCCAGACCTTATCTTTGCCTCCTTTGCGAAGTACGCGACCGATAGTTTGAGTGAGTTCAATCACATCCATATTGCGAAGAAAGACAACTGCCTCTAATTCGCTTACGTTAATTCCCTCACTCAAAATAGACCTGTGAAGACAAACAAACTTCTTGCTGCTATCACGTCCCCAAGCATTAAGAGTATCAAAGAATACCTCACGATCCACTTTCTTACCGTCAATCACTGCTCCTGTTTTGGAGGTGATGTAAAGGTAAGAGTATCCGCGAGACTGTAGTTCAGTGATGCAATCAGATTGTGATACAAGGTTGATAAGTTGCTTCGCAGACTTCACACAGACCAGGATCTTCTTGCAGTCAATGTCGTCAAGAGTTTCCATCAGATTGCTACTATCACATTCGGCAGTGATTTGTTTGCCGTCCAGAACTTCAAACTTCTTTGCTATAATCTTGGGAGCAACAATATACCCACCATCAACAAGTTCTGGTGCAGAAACGCGGCAGATGATGTTACCATAGACATCAACATCGTTCATTCCTGGTTTACCCACAGCAACAGAAGTCTTGCGAGTTGCAGTGAAGAAGTACGCACGATTTGCATTTGCAGAGAAGTGCTCCGTTGCAGGAAAGAAGTTACGTTTGACGGAATTATGTGCTTCGTCGAAATATATCGTATCCACATCAATCTCTGCATCAACAAGACGTTGGAGAGAGTTGTAGGTGGTTACAATCAACTTGTGACGTGACTGATTGTTCTCAACCCACTGACTAATCACAGCAGGACGAGTAGAACTTTCCCAGTGAACATCACCAGAATGGCAGTGAAATACAGCAGCATTAGTGATAAACTCCAGAAACTCAGAAGACAACTGAGTTGCTAAGAGAATGCGAGGAGCAACAACAACAATGGTCTGTGGAGTTTCTTTAGCAAACTCTTTGAGTGCATCAGCAATCATAGTAAGAGTTTTTCCTGCTCCAGTTGGTTTTATAAGTTGACCTTTGTTGTGCTTGGACATAGCATCAACACCACGAATTTGGTGAGGACGAAGTTTGATTTGCGTATTCATCAAGGTTGTGCTCATACTATAAGGACAATTTGGACGATCCTAACTTTAATACCCCTGTACTTTCAGAGTTTTGAGTTGATCACTAATCATTCGCATCGCAGCACGACTATATCCTGTTGCATAAGGTGCAGACTTTTCGTGATCATCTGATTGGTAGTCTACATTATAGCACACATTGATTGCACTCTCTAGACCCTCAATAAGAGTTTCCAGAGTACTTACAGACACGTTCACAGTTTCCATGATGTTGTAGGGGATTATAGAGGGGTTACAGAGAGTATATCAGGAAGCATAAAACATCTCAAACAAATCTTTTTCTTTGGATTTGATGTGATGATCAAGAACATTACGCATCATTGCAAGTTCATCTTGCTGCATACGCAGTTTCAGGATTTGCTCTCCAAGATCATGCAGTTTGTTGTTGATTAGAACTCGGTCCATACCATTCACAGCAGTGACTTGATGTTCAGTGCCGTTAATGATTACAGGTTGGTCAGTGATAGTGAAGGACATTTGTTTGGTGCTCATACCATAGAGACACTTTAGACGATCCTAACTTTAATCACTAAAAAATTCCTCAACTCCCATAGGTTCACCAAAACTATAATCATAAGTGAGTGCATCGCGACAAACATAATGTGAGTGAGTTATATCAACACCAAGACGTTCACACATTTCTTTATGATTGTCTTCCATAAGTTCTACTGCATAAAGCATATGATTCAATACATGTTCTCTGCTATGATACTCTGTAAGTTTATTGAGTAATGCAATCATAAAATTACCATTTCCTGCACTATTATCAAGAAACTTTGATTGTGGATTTTGAATAATATACAGAGGAATTTCATTCACCATTTCTATACACAGTTCTATTGGTGTAAATACTTCCCCAGTATCATCAATTCTTTCGTCTGTTCTTTCAATTTCTGAACCTACTGTTATATTATGTTTGTTCTTATTCATAGGTTTTTATAAGTTATTGCACTCTTAAAATCATTCCAGAATACTACATTTTTATTCACTCGTCTAGAAATTTCTTTTTCAGAGATACAATGTGCCGATGACATTGCGTGATTGGGATGTACTCCTTTACAGGAAGTAAAAATGATAATATTTTTACCATTTGGAACCAACCCTTCATTTAGAGTTGCATCTGCTGCAATATTACTAATATTGTCATCATTGGTTAGGTAGGCGGTAGGATTTGCCTTGAACTTATGCTGATGTACACATAAATTACCATCAAGAGTTGAGATACCACGACCATCAATTCCACAATCATACCCTATATTTGGTTCGTAATTGGCAGTATATGTGAGAGTATGATCACCATTAAAAAATTTAAAGAAGAACTCTGCAAATACTTCCCAACAATCCCCCATATAATCAAGGGGGTCATAAATATCAGGATCTTGCATTTTTCCATACTTCACAACATTTTTAACAAATCCAGCAAGAGTTTCAACCTCTATGATTTGAGTAAATTCTGTTATATCAAAGGATGCTGGATGTTGAAGTTGCATAATCAGAGTTGAGATTGAATGTAAGCAAGTTGTTCTGGTGATAGAACTTCGGAAAGGTGAACAGTTGGTAACTGAGATATATCTGCACCAGAAATACGACCGTTGGAGCAAAAAAGAGAAATCACCTTGCGAGTTAACTGATCATCAAGAATATGATAGATTTTATTTGCATCTTCTATTGTGCTGAAGTGCATGACAAGAGTGCTTTCTGTATTCATAGCATAATCATCTACCTGTACAATGTATGGATTCTTTAGTCGAGAGAGAAATACGCGAGGAGTTCCATAATCATTACCATGAATAATTGAAGTATATTTTACAACACCATTATCAATGAGTTTATACTTATGAGTGTCAGTTTTCACCAAGGAAATATCTTTTGCTCGTGCTGGATCATGACCAGTTTTTTTCAATTTATCAGACACTGCTGCATAGTTGTATTGTCCAGATACTGAAAAATTAATCTTGTCACCTCTATAAGAGACAAGAGTATCTACGATTTGTTGAACGATGGAATTATTGTAGATTTTAAAAACAGTTTTTGCATCAAAATGACGATCACCAATATTGCTAAGATACCCTGGCGTATAGTTATTTTTAGATATCCAACGACAAATGTTAATAGAAATTCCCCTAAACTTGTCTTTAAGTCCAAATTCAACATAGTCAAGATCAACCTTTGATTTTTTACCACTCAATAGAGATGTGAACTTTTCACTACCAGTAAATGCAGATTCTGGAGTAATTAGAGATATGATGGCACCTTTTTTTGCAAGATCAAATGCTTTTTTTGAGAACTCATACCAGAGTGCTTCATATCCAGACCCTCTTTTATTTCCACTCACTTTGTCACTCTGATAAGGAGGATTGCCGATAATAACATCAAATTCCATATTACATCTCCCATAGTTGTTCATTGGGGGCACATAGTATTTAATGCCCGACTTTTCACATATATTCTGAACATTACTATAATACGTTCCTTGTGCATTAGACAAGTTATTATGAGTATTTTCAAGAAGAACTAGATTTGAATATCCCACCTCCTTAAGGTGAGTAGATAGAATCAAAAAGGCATCAAAAATACCAATCAGTGCATCTTTAGGCACTTCAAGGTCAATCAACTCCTGAACCATTGTTTTAGCAAGTTCGTCAGGAATAGGTTGCCGACCATCAACAGGTGTAATCCCTTTTTTAAACTCATCACGAAACTTTATCCGTGCCAATTCATAAACAGAAAGTTGTTGCATCATAATTGTACTCATACTATAGGTCCACTTTGGACGATCCTAACTTTAATAGGCAGTGATTCAAAAAGCAAAATCTTCAACATTCATTCCCAAAAGTTCTGCAAGAATGTTATTGTGTTCATATTGAATATTATAGTTACGAATGAGTTTTTTAAGATCTTCATCTAAACTTTCAACAATTTCATCTTCTTTACCACGACCTTGAACTTCAGTAAAAATTTCAGATACAGGAACACCTTGTTTAAAAAGTTGCTCAACAATTTGTCTAATCAGTTCTTGACTTTCATTAGAATTGTTTTCGTGTTCAACTATTGTCACAATACCATATTTCTTACCAGGAGCAGAACGAATTACTCGACCAATAGATTGAGTTGCAAAGATTTGTGAAAGAGTATTGCGAAGAAATACAACTCCAGTAAAACCTTTAATATCAATCCCTTCGCCAAGCATAGCATAATGTAACACAATCATTTTTTGATTTGGATCATTTCCAAGTTGATTGAGAGTTTTTATAAATTCGGATTTGTTGATATTGCGTTTACCATCAATATATCCTTTATTTACAGAATCAATTGACAATACTTTATATCCCATTTCAGTTGCCCACTCTTGCAAACCAGCATTCATCAAATCTTGAATTGATTTAGTACCTTGAGCACAGAAGAGAATTTTATGTGCAGAAGTGTCAGAATGCTCTGTTTCATAATAGTTGACAATTGATTTAATTGTTTTAAGATTTACAGAAGTTTCGTCCATTTTATCAGTGTCTGCATCACTTTTTACAAGGTGAATGAAGGGAGAAACAATAATACCTTGATCAACAAGTTGTTTAAAGGGAATATTGACAATATTTCCTCCATAAACATTGATATTATCCATTCCAGGACCATCTACACTTTTAGATTGACTATATCGTGGAGTTGCGGTGAAAAAATAATTATGAGCAGCATGATTACTCATAAACTTTACTGAGTTAAAGTGATTTGAAGAAGTTGCATTATGTGCCTCATCATAATATACAACATCAATCGGAATCAAAGAAGATACTATACGATCAAGACTATCATAGGTTACAAAAAGAATCAGAGGTTTCTTAAGTTTCTGTGCAATTCGATAAGTATTTTGAATCTCTGATACAACAGTTGTGGGAGACTTTGGGGGGGTAATACAAAACTTTAGATTCTTACGATTACGTTGGAAAGTCTTAGAATCTGAAGAAATTTGACGATAGTAAAAATCAACATCAGAAAGATGTTCGTCAAATTCCCCAAAAAGTTGCTCCGAAAGCATTAGTTGAGGGGCGACCACAACAACTACTTTTCCTTCCTCAAGAAACCTGCGACAATCAGTAATAAAAGATAAAGTTTTTCCACTACCAGTAGGACTAGTAATTAAACCTTTATTATTTTTTTTCAGTGCATCAAGAATTTCAATTTGATTGGGACGAAGTTTCATTAATTTAATGGTGCTCATAAAAAAATCATTCTGTACTATAGAGACACTTTAGACGATCCTAA